ATGGCTTGACAAGCACCCCCTTTTCATGCATAACTGTGGGGGTAAGGGGGGCTTAGTTAAACTATTAAGTAATAAAACTTAGATATAGTATAACTATAGTAGTTTAAACTTAAGAAAGTAGCTTGACACAATAGTTAAACTATACTATTATTACTTAATAAGTAGTTTAAACTTAGATATAGTTAAACTATCTTATATCTTAACTACATATAAAGTAATATATGATAGTTAGAACTATATAGTTATACTATAACACTTATAACTATTAATACTTGTAGTAATAAAGTACTTGACACCCATGCAAAAAAGAGTAAAACTATATGCATCAGAAGATGTATTAACTGAGTTCTATCTAGCTTTAGCTGATAATGACTCCCGTAGATTACGTCAAGTACACATTCCTAAGTCTGACGTATTCTATGTCCGTACTGCTATTCATAACGATACAGGTGTGTGGTACACACTTGACCACGTAGAACGAGCGATGTACTTAGAGGGTCACTTAAGTCGGAATGAAGTGTTAGACCCTGAGCGAGAGCGAGAGTACGGATGAGTAAGACTGTGTTAGACGATTGGAAGGTACTACCTCGGCTTATGATGTTAGCCGTTACTGTGCTTACGTATCAAGCAGTACATTGGTTTATGTCACTGCCAGATCCAAGCGTTGCTCAGTCAGGACTTGTATCGGTATGCATGGGAGCCTTAACTGGTTGTTTCGGTATCTGGATGGGCAAAGAGTCTAAGACTACCGTAACACCAACACGTGTAGTACACGAAGAGAGTTATAACAAATGATAGGTCAGATTATAGGTGCTGTAGGCGGCTTAGCTTCTTCTTACCTTGATGGTAAGGTAGCCGTACAGAAAGCCAACGCAGAGATCCGTGTTAAGCAAGCCACAGGTGAGCTTGACTGGGACATTGCTGCAATGAATGGCACTCAGAATAGCTGGAAGGATGAGTGGATTACTTTACTATTTAGTATCCCTCTTATCCTTGCATTCTGTGGTGACTGGGGTAACGAGATCGTACAGGCTGGCTTTACTGCCTTAGAGACTATGCCTACGTGGTATCAGTACTCATTAGGTGGTATCGTAAGTGCTAGCATTGGTATGCGTTCCGTATCTAAGTTCTTTACAGGGAAGAAGTAATGGCGTTTAAACTATCTAACCGTAGCCTAGCTAAGATGGAAGGCGTAGATGAAAGCCTTGTGTCTGTAGTTAAACGTGCTATTGAACTAACTAAGGTAGACTTCGGAGTTATCTATGGTCTACGTACAGTAGAAGAGCAAGAGAAGCTTGTAGCTGCAGGTAAGTCCCAGACTATGAAGTCTAAGCACCTAGAGGGACGTGCAGTAGACCTTATGGCTTACGTGGATGGTAAGGGCGTATGGGAGTTGAACGTATACGATGACCTCTGTGATGCAATGAAAGAGGCAGCTAAGGAGCTTGGTGTAGCTATCAAGTGGGGTGCAGCTTGGTCAGAGGGTGACATCCGTAGTTACCCTGGTACAGCTGAAGACGCTATGATGGCTTATGTAGATTTACGCCGTAGTCAAGGGCGCAGACCCTTTATTGATGGCCCTCATTTTGAGTTGATGTGATATGGCTACAACTAAAGATGTAGAACGTTTACCTAGTGGTAAGTTGAAGTACCGGGGTGAGACGTACCCAGGTTACAACAAACCTAAGAAGACTCCTGGTGGATCTAAGAAGAGTGCTGTCTTAGCTAAGAAGGGTGACCAAGTAAAGGTTGTACGCTTTGGTGATCCGAACATGTCTATCAAGAAGGATAACCCAGAGCGGCGTAAGAACTTCAGAGCTAGACACAGTTGTGATACAGCTACAGATAAGTTCACTGCACGTTACTGGTCATGTAAGGCTTGGTAATGTGTGGGTAGCTATTATACTGGCTTGTACTAATCAGATGGCTACGTCTTGCCAGGTATTCGCTAACAAAAAAGAGATGTTCTACGGTGAGACTGCGTGTAACGCTGATGCAACCAAGATGGCTGAATACTTAGTAAGCCAAGGTGTATTTGCAGTACCTCTGTGTTTTGAAATAGGAGAGTCAGCGTAATGGCTAAGACTAAATCAACAGTTAATGCAGCAGGTAACTACACTAAGCCTACGATGCGTAAGAACCTTGTAGCTAAAGTGAAGGCTGGCGGTAAGGGCGGTAAGCCTGGGCAGTGGTCAGCACGTAAAGCTCAGATGGTAGCTAAGCAATACAAAGCTAAGGGTGGAGGCTACAAGTCGTAATGAAAGCACCTCAGAAATCACTTAAGAAGTGGGGAGATGAGAAGTGGGGTACTAAGTCAGGTAAGCCCTCTACTCAAGGTAAGAAAGCTACAGGTGAGCGTTACCTCCCTAAGAAAGCTAGAGATGCTTTATCTCCTGCAGAGTACGCAGCTACAAGTGCAGCTAAACGTAAGGGTACTAAGCAAGGCAAGCAGTTTGTAGCCCAGCCTAAGAATATTGCTAAGAAGACAGCTAAGTATAGGAAGTAGTACTATGATGATGAGTTTGATGTTAGGGGAGCCACCTGAGGTAGACCCTAAGAACCGTGACCGTGCAGAGAAGTACTGGATGTATGGTGCTACTGCAGAAGAGCTAGGTAAAGCTTGGAATAAGGACGCAGACATTGCAGCCCTTAAGACTTGTGGTAACTGTGAGTACTTCGACAACCGTGCTCGTACTTTGAAAGCGTTGAACATTGAGTCAGGCTTGGGTGCTTGTACTAAGTTTGAGTTTGTGTGTAGCCAAGAGAAAGCCTGCCAAGGGTGGGACTGTAAAGACATTGATATGATAACGGAAGAGGATTAAGACTATGATGAACAAAGGCATGAAAGCTCTTAAGAAAGAAGCACCTGAAGTAGCTAAGAAGATGGGCTATATGAAGGGTGGTATGACTAAGAAGATGGGTTACAACAAAGGCGGCTCAGTACCTTGTGGTGCTTCTATGGCTGCTGAACGTCCAATGAAGAATATGAAGTAATGAAGTATTATCATAAATATAAAGAAGCACTGGAAGCTAAGGGCTACCGTGTAGATGAGCATGGCTACGTGTGGGACTCAATGGGTAACCAGTCTGCTGGTGAAGACAACTACGGTAACGTACAGAGTAAGGACGTTAACGTTAATACTATCTGCCAGGAAGCAGACCTTGCAAGCCCAGCGCCTGTTAAAAAGACTCCTGCTAAGAAGGTAACTAAAAAGGTAGAGGCTAAAGATGAGGATCTGGAAGTGGTACGAGCACGTGATGAAAATGGACATTTCATTGCTGACAACCCCGATACTCCTGATGTGAATGAAGCTTGGGTAGTAAAGACAGTTAAGAAGGCTGCTAAAAAGAAATGAGCTTACTCAATCAGGGCAAACCAGCACGTATGCGTTCTGTGTATGGTCACAACAGTGGCACTGCTACAGAGGTTGTATATACATGCCCTGCTAACTGTGTAGCTGAGGTTACGTTTATCCATGTAGTCAACGGTGGTGGTAGTACAAACTCTGTAGATGTAGAATGGTATGTAGCAGCTGATAACTACACGTCTCACTTTCTTTCAGGTAAGAGTTTAAATGCAGGTGATTACGTTACTTTCTCCGACATTGACCTAGTACTACAGCCGGGTGACAAGATACAAAACGTACCTACTTCCGCTGGTCATATTGACACTATCCTTACTGTAACTGAGACGTTTGTACCTGTTGGCTAACACATAGCGGGTATTCCAATATAGCAGTTCTAAACCTTACTGTTTTGTAGTATAACTGTACATGCCAAGAACGGCATAACACAGGAGACTACATAATGTACTTAACATACGACTACCCAAGCCAGTTTAAAACTACCGTAATTGCTACAACCAAACGCACTCTTAAAGCTGTAGCTAAGTTTTTATCTGATATAGGTGCATCTATTGCAAGAGCACAGCAGATGAGAGCAGACTATTACTTACTGAATAACATGAGTGACAAGCAGCTTAAAGATATTGGTATTACCCGTGGTGAGATCAAGCAACGGTTCTACGGAACAGACAGTGAAACATAAGAAAGTAGTGTAATGGCACGACAACTTACAGAGAATCAAGTTAAGTTCTTAGAGGTACTCTTCGATGAGGCTGGCGGTGACGTAGTGAAAGCTAAGAAGCTTGCTGGCTACAGCGATAACACGCCTACGAGGCTTATCATTGATTCTCTTAAGGATGAGATCTTCGAGGGTACTAAGACGTACATGGCACGTATTGGACCTAAGGCAGCTGTAGCGTTTGGTCAGGCTCTTATTGACCCTACAGAGCTAGGTGTAAAAGAGAAGATGGCTGCAGCCAAAGAAGTACTTGATCGTGCAGGTATTGTAAAGACGGAGCGTGTGGAGGTACAAGCCTCAGGTGGTTTGTTTATCCTCCCACCTAAAGAGCAAGATGATACGAGTAACTAAGACTAAAGAACGTGAGAGCATAGGCTACTGGATGTTGCCTAAGCCTGACTTTAAAGTAAAGAGATGGGAGAGAATCCCACGATTATCGCCTCAAGTACCATTTGGTTACGAGATAGACCCGGATGATGAGGACTGGCTTAAACCTATTACTAAAGAATTAGAGCTTTTAGTACTTGCAAAGAAGCATCTAAAGCAGTATAGTTACAGGGAAGTCAGTGCTTGGCTATCAACACAGTCAGGCAGGTATATCTCACACATGGGGTTGAAAAAGCGTATAGATGTCGAAAGAAAACGTAAGTCACTTGCTGCAATTAAACGCAAGCTTGCCCAGCGGCTCGAAAAAGCGCTCAGGCAGTACGAGATCCTCGAAAAAGAAAGACTCGGTTACTACACCTACGAAGAAGACGAACAAGACAGCAGTACCCGCCCAAGTTAAACCTGCAGAGTTTGACCCTATTGCTGCTCAAGAGGTGGTCTTTCAGCCTAACCCTGGGCCTCAGACACAATATCTAGCCTCTGCAGAGCGTGAGGTACTATATGGAGGCGCAGCTGGCGGAGGTAAATCGTATGCCACACTAGCAGATCCGCTACGTGACTTGAATAACCCAGACTTTAGTGGCCTACTTGTACGTCACACTACAGAAGAACTTAGGGAACTCATACAGAAGAGCCAAGATCTGTACCCTAAAGCAATACCCGGTATAAAGTGGTCTGAACGCAAATCTCAGTGGACCACACCCCGAGGAGGGCGTCTTTGGATGTCCTACCTCGACAAAGACACAGACGTTATGCGCTACCAAGGGCAGGCGTTTAACTACGTAGCCTTCGATGAGCTTACGCAATGGCAGTCACCCTATGGGTGGAACTACATGCGGTCTCGATTACGTAGTAGTTCCAAGGAGTTAGGCCTCTATATGAGGGCTACAACCAACCCTGGTGGTCCAGGCCACTCTTGGGTCAAGAAAATGTTTATTGATCCTGCCCCGTCTAACACGCCTTTCTGGGCTACAGACATTGAGACAGGTGAAACGCTTACCTACCCTAAGGGTCACAGTAGAGAAGGTGATCCACTGTTTAAACGTAGGTTTATACCTGCAAGCCTATTCGATAACCCTCACCTAGCTGAGAGTGGCGACTATGAAGCGATGCTTCTGTCTCTACCTGAGCATCAAAGGAAGCAACTACTTGAGGGTAACTGGGATGTCAACGAAGGTGCAGCCTTCCCTGAGTTCAACAGGAACATACACGTAGTTGAACCCTTTGATATACCAGACTCTTGGACTAAGTTCAGGGCGTGTGACTACGGGTATGGCTCCTTTACGGGGGTTGTGTGGTTAGCAGTAACACCTTCAGAGCAACTCATAGTTTATAGAGAGTTGTACTGCTCTAAGGTTACAGCTACAGACTTAGCTGATATGATCTTAGAAGCTGAAGCTAGGGATGGTACTATACGCTACGGGGTGCTTGACTCCTCACTATGGCATAACCGTGGTGATACTGGTCCTTCACTAGCTGAGCAGATGAACATGAAGGGATGTCGCTGGCGTCCTTCAGATAGATCAAAAGGCTCACGTATATCTGGTAAGAACGAACTACACCGCAGACTACAGGTAGATGAATACACAGAGGAACCTAGGTTAGTATTCTTTTCTACGTGTACCAACACAATAGCACAACTACCGTCTATCCCACTGGACAAAAGAAACCCAGAAGATGTAGATACTAATGCAGAAGACCACTTGTATGATGCGTTACGTTATGGTATAATGACAAGACCACGTAGTTCTCTATGGGATTACAATCCAGCTAAAGATCAACGTTCTGGATTTCAAGCTTCAGACTCAACATTCGGGTATTAAAATATGGCAGACATTGAAGACGTAAACTTCGACACAGATGAAGTAGTAGCAGCTGAAAACGGCAGCGATAAACTCTTTGAGTCTGTTAATAGCGTAGTTAGCTTCGTTAAGGATCGCTTCGGACGTGCAGAGGATGCTCGACTTGTAGATGAAGAGCGTTGGTTACGTGCTTATCGTAACTACCGTGGGCTTTACAGTTCAGACGTACAGTTCACTGACACAGAGAAGTCACGTGTATTTGTTAAGGTAACTAAGACTAAAACACTTGCAGCCTACGGACAGATCGTAGACGTACTCTTCGGTAACAACAAGTTCCCTCTTGCAGTAGACCCTACTGTACTACCAGACGGTGTAGCTGAAGCTGTACATATTAACGTAGATCCTAATGCCGATAAGGCGGGTGAAGGTGGAAGGGCTGTCACAGAGAACGTAGCAGCCCCTACAGCGCTGTTAGGCGATGACGGTAAGCTACTACCCGGAGAAACGATCATTGATCTACAGGAGCGCTTAGCGGGTCTCAAGACTAAGTTGTCTCCTGTTAGCGATAAGATCATCGAAGGTGACGGTACTACTCCTACTACAGTGTCATTCCATCCTGCGATGGTAGCAGCTAAGAAGATGGAGAAGAAGATCCACGATCAGCTTAATGAGAGTGGTGCATCCAAGCATCTGCGCTCAATGGCTTTCGAGATGGCGTTGCTTGGTACAGGCGTAATGAAGGGTCCATTCGCTGTAGATAAAGAGTACCCTAGCTGGGGTGAAGACGGTGAGTACTCCCCTCTCGTTAAGACTGTCCCTGAGTGTAACCACGTATCTGTATGGAACTTCTACCCTGACCCTGAGTCTACCTCAATGGATGACGCAGAGTACGTAGTTGAGCGTCACAAGATGTCACGCAATCAGCTGCGCTCTTTGAAGGGACGCCCTTACTTCCGTGATGATTCTATTGAGAACGCTATCGCTCAAAGCCCAGACTACGTGCGTAAGCACTGGGAAATGAAGATGGAAGACGATGACATCTCTGCTCAGTCTGAGCGCTGGGAAGTTATGGAGTTCTGGGGTTTCGTTGATGTAGACATCCTAGAAGACAATGGCGTTAAGATCCCTAAAGAGTTACGTGATCTAAACGAAGTAAGCTGTAACATCTGGGTATGTAACGGTGAAGTACTACGTATGGTACTTAACCCCTTCAAACCAGCACGTATTCCTTACTACTCCACTCCTTACGAGCACAATCCATATAGCTTCTTTGGTGTAGGTATCGCTGAGAATATGGATGATACGCAGACCTTGATGAATGGTTTTATGCGTATGGCTATTGACAATGCTGCACTTTCTGGTAACCTTATTATGGAAGTCGATGAGACTAACTTGGTTCCAGGTCAAGACATGAGTGTGTACCCTGGCAAGATCTTTAGGCGCCAAGGCGGTGCTCCGGGTCAGGCTATCTTTGGTACTAAGTTCCCTAACGTAGCACAAGAGAACATGCAACTCTTTGACAAGGCTCGTGTCTTGGCTGATGAGAGTACAGGCTTCCCTAGCTTCGCACACGGTCAGACGGGTGTCTCAGGCGTAGGGCGTACAGCTTCAGGTATCTCTATGCTTATGTCTGCAGCTAACGGTAGTATCCGTAGTGTAGTTAAGAACGTAGATGACTATCTGCTTGGCCCCCTAGGTAAAGCTTTCTTCTCGTTCAACATGCAGTTTGACTACGATGAAACTATCAAGGGTGACTTGGAAGTTAAAGCATCAGGTACTGAAAGCTTGATGTCTAACGAGGTACGCTCACAACGTCTGATGCAGTTCTTGCAGGTAGCGTCTAATCCTAACCTTGCACCATTCGCTAAGATGGATTACGTCATTCGTGAGATCGCTAAGTCTATGGACCTTGACCCAGACAAAGTGACTAATTCTATGCAGGACGCTGCTATTCAGGCTGAGCTATTTAAGAAGTTCCAAGAGCAGAACCCACAGCCACCTCAACCGCAAGGCCCAGCGCCAGGACCAGAAGGTCAAGCACCAGCGGGAGCAAACGTACAAGACACTACAGGATCAGGTGGAGCGCAGATGGGTACAGGCACAGCGCCTCAACCCGGTGAGCAAGGATTTAGTGGGAACGTAGCCTAATGAGTGGTATCACTAGACTGTTAGCTAAAGAGCTTAGCTCTGCGCTGGGCATTACGGATAACCCTAAGTTCAATCCTATGTTCAAGCAGACTGATGAGGTACTGACTGACGTAGCTGATCCTAGTGACCCTACTGTAGCTAGATTCTATAGCCCTCTTGAGAGTGCTCTTGATGAAGCGCCTATCGGTAAAGAGGGTACACGTGGAGAGAATGTAGAGGCGTTTGTACGTAAACGTGCTCCTAAGGTCAGTAAAGCTGAGATGGAGTTTCGTGGCTTGGGCTTAGAGCCTGGTGAGTTATATACAGCGGAGAGCGCTAAGGAGAGCCTAAAGGGTTTAAATATTAAAGCAGTTAAGAGAGGCCGAGAATATAGACTTGAACAGAGACAATCTAACTTAAAAGATAGACAGTTAGACTATGTAGAGTTGAGTATTGAAGCAGAGGAGAATCTTAACTATCCTCCTAACTATCATTATGGCTCTTCTAATTTAGCTCATACTAGATACAGTGTAAGGGAACCAAAGGAACTTAAAGAAAGTGGGAACTCTCTCTTTAGTAGTGATGCGATAGATACAGCTAAGAAACAAAATGATAAGTCAAGAGAGATACTGGTTTATATGCCTATCAATGACTTCTTAAAGGCTGCTAAAAGTATAGCTGGAGAGCCTCTTGAAGCCTCTCAATCAAAATTAAAAAACACTATGGGTCTACTAGAAAGCAACACTCCCTTTAGTTCTATACCTTCCCTGACCTTTAAGAACAATGGAGATGGAACAGGTAAAGTTGTTGGACACGAAGGTAGACATAGAGCTATGGCTATAAACGCATTAGGCTTAAATGAAAGAGGTACATCACAAATACCCGTTATACTAAGAAGTGAAGCGGGTGCGGGTCCGTCTATTCGCTGGGGCCAACAGAGTAACCCTGATAGCTTTGACTATGTAGATAAGCTTCCTACTAAATTAATATCAGAAGAAGGTAAGGATACTATATCTATTCCTGCTCGTGCTAGACCTGAAATTGTTAGAAGTGAAAATAAGCCATACATTCTAATTGAAGAACTGCAGTCTGATGTTATACAAAACACAGCAGAGAACGCCCAAGAGGCTGCGGCACGACATTCTCAAGTGCTTAAAGAAGATCTTAATATGGAATATAACGCTATTAGGTTTCAAATAAACGATAAAGGTAGCGGCTTTCCAGATAAGGTGGTAGATGATATTAAATATTACATAGAGGATGTAGTTATACCTACAATCCTCAATACTAAGCTATCTGATTCTGATAAGATAAAGGTTTATAAGGAAGCATTAAAGCGTATAGATGCAGATCAAGATATAATTGAAGGCGTAGGAAAAGCAGGAGATGTATTCCCCACTGTAAATAGTATACTACAAAGGGAGTTCGATGAGTTTGATGATTTAATGGAAGAAATAGCGGATGACATTAATGACACTGTATCAATTTATGTTCAAACAGTAATGTCTGTGGTTAGTAAAAAAGATCTCCCAGTACAAAGAATAACAGACACTATACGTATGAGCTTACAGGCTATAATTTCAGACGCAAAAGCAAGAGGTATTGATGAGATTGTACTACCTCCCGTAGATAAGCTAGCGTATCAAAGATTTAGATTAGATGAGATACCTTCTAAGATAGCTAAGGGATCAGCCTTTTATAATACTTATGTAGCTTCTTACAATAAGGTACTTAAGCAATTAAAGTCTGAATTAGGCAATCAAATTAAGATAGGTAAAAAGCCTTTGAAGTACCGTACAGGCGCTGGAAAAATTAGCGCACGTACAGCTAAGGGTAAGGTCTTAAAGAAACCACCTAAATATGAAACCGTACAGGGTACGCTCCTAGACATTTCTAACTTGACTATTGACCCTAAAAACACTAAGCTACGCTTCAACGAGGGTGGGTTAGTACAGAGGCGAACTAAATGAACGGCGCACTAAAGAAGTTAGTCAACGATAAGCAACTATGGGACGCTTACGTAGAGTACCTAGACAATAAGATAAGCTCTGCACACAAACGACTAGAGCAAGAGAATCAACCTGATAACATGTACAGGGTTCAAGGCGAGATCGCCTCACTACGTAGATTGAAATATATGAGGGACGAAATCAATGGAAGCCAATGAAGCTAAACAAATGGAGATGCTACTTCAAGAGGGTGGTATCGCAGATGACGGTACTACTGTAGACCCTGTAAGTGGGAATGAAGTACCTCCAGGTTCAATGGCAGAAGAGGTACGTGATGACGTTCCTGCTCAGTTGAGTGAGGGCGAGTACGTTGTACCTGCTGATGTTACACGCTACTACGGTGTTAAGTTCTTTGAGGATCTACGTACTGAAGCCAAGCGTGGCATGGGTCAGATGGAAGCTGATGGACGTATTGGTGGTGAACCAGTAAGTCAAAATATGGATAACCAAGCTGAGGGTGCTTTAACTCCAGAAGAACTTGCAATGCTACAAGAGATGGGCATGGCTGTAGGCGGTATGGTTACACCTCCTCCTCAGGCTGTAGGTAACACTGGAGAGTACAACAAAGGCGGTCAAGTATTGTATGCGCAGGACGGTGTAGATGTAAGTGCTGCCAGCGCTTCTACGTCAGGCGTCAATCCTTACCAAGCTCAGTTCACACAAGGTATGGGTACAGCCTTTGCTCCAGGTTACCTAAGCCAACAGATCATTGAGGCTTCACAAGCCCCACAGTCAAGTATAGTTATGCTTTACTCTCCTGACGGTATTGCTGTGTCTGTGACGCTTCCTGCAGAGCAAGCTAAGTATGACCAGCTTGTAGCTGAGGGCTACACCACTGAGCCTGTAGCTACAACTACAGAGACTGCAGTACGTACAGGTAATGATGACGATCCACCACCCCCTGAAACTACGAAGGCGATGACGCCCGACTATACACGTATGACTACAGAAGAGTTAGCTAAAGCGTACTCACAGAACCAAACTGCAATGGCTATTATGGCAGGTATGGCTGCTATTAATCCTATCTTTGGTGCGTTTGGTGTTTGGGCTACTAACAATACTAAGAAGAAAATCATTGAAGCAGGGTATAAGCCGCCTGAAGGTGGTAGCATTTTCGACTTGTCTATTAATGACGTAATAGGTAAAGTAAAAGATGTACTTGGTCTATCTGATGAAGAGACCGCAACGGTTGTAGCTCAAGTAAGTGGTGGAGAACCAACTACTACTACTACGGATGGGCCTACGTTTACAAAGCAGGATAGTAGTACAGCTGCACCCAATGAAGCATCAAGGGTGCTTGGTACATCAGAAGATGATAGTACTACAGATAGTCTAGCTAATACTGTAGCCGCAGCCAATGCAGCAGCAGCAGGGACAGGCCAAGTCAGTGGGCAAGTAATCAATGCTGGAACTGCTAATCAGCAAGTAACAGGTGCAACACAAGCAGATATAGATTACCTAACATCTGCAGCAGCGGGTGCTGAAGGAGGGCTTATGAGCAAGGCAGCTTTAAATAAAAAAGCTAAGAAAAAGAGAAATAAGAAGTAACTACTAGACTACCAACATAACTATAAGGCTACCCAGCTACGGCTGGCCCCAACATAAGAGAGACCAAACTATGTCAACAGAATCAGCGGTTATCGAAACTAATTCCGTATCACACAAGCGTAACTTATCCCGTGTAGAACGGGATGAGGCAGAACTAAAAGAACTGCTTAAGCAAGCAGGGGTTACTCAAGATGAAACAGCAGAAGAACAACAAGAAGAAACCCCACAAGCGGAACCCGATAGCTCACAGCCTAGCGAACCCCAAGTTCAGGCAGAGAGTAGTACCCAACAAGAAGAAAAGCCAGAAGCCAAAGCACAAGAAGCTACTACTGAGCTAAGCTCTGAAGAGAAAACGTTTAAGCAACGCTACTCAGACATTCGCCGCCACATGCAAGACAAAGAGCAAGAGTGGAAGATTAAGTTTGAGAAGCTAGAGCAACAACTAAATGCTGCAGCTAAGAACGAGTTGGTACTACCTAAGTCAGACCAAGAGATTGAAGCATGGGCTAAGAAGTACCCTGACGTAGCTGGTATCGTTGAAGCTATCGCAGATAAGAAGTCACGTGAGCGTTCAACAGAACTAGATAGTAGACTAAAAGAGATTGAAGGTATGCGTATCCAAGCTCAGCGAGAACGTGCTGAAGCTGAACTACTAAGCCTACACCCAGACTTTGAAAGTATCCGCAGTGATGACGCCTTCCACGACTGGGCAGAGGAACAACCTAAGTGGGTACAGGATGCTCTCTACGAGAACTCAGAGGACGCTAAGTCAGTAGCACGTGTTATTGATTTATATAAGAGTGACAACGGTATAAAGCCTACCAAAGGCTCTAGCTCTGATAAGTCTGCTGCCTCTTCAGTAAGGACTAAACGAAACACTACGCCTAGCGAAGATAGCTCTGCAAGCTACTTGAGTGAATCCAAGGTAGCTAAGATGTCTATCAAGGAGTACGAAAAGCGCTCAGAAGAGATCTTTGAAGCTCAACGTCAAGGCAAGTTTATTTACGATATGTCAAAGAAATAGATTGACATTACTTTAATTGTAGGTAAAACTATAGGCATGTACATTGTCAGGCACTAACTGCTTGTACATGCTTTTAACTAAGCACTAGCCACACGAAGAACTACCTCTAAGTATAGGCCCAGCGCTTGAAGGACGGCCATCCTGATAGCACTGCTGACTACCCTAAGACAACGAGCCTCTTTTAATGTGGATATGTAGTGTCTAACTTTCACGCCATATCTATAAAGGAGAATTATTATGGCTATTGGAACCGCTGGTGGTGGTTTTGACGGGAACTTCTCCCCGATTATCTACTCCAAACAAGCACAGATTGCACTTCGCCGTGCAGCTGTAACTAACGCAATCACTAACAACTCTTACTTTGGTGAGATTGCAAACCAAGGCGACACAGTTCGCATTCAAAAAGAGCCAGACGTAACAGTCAACGCTCTGCAGCGTCACACAGGTATCTCAGTAGAGAAGCTTGATGACTCTGACTTCTCGCTCACCATTGACAAAGCTAACTACTTTGCTTTCAAAATGGATGACATTGAAGAGCAGTTTGCAAACGTAGACTTCACATCTTTGGCTGCTGATCGTGCTGCCTATAAGATGGCTGACGCTATGGATACAGACGTACTGTCTTACCTCTCAGGTCACACTACTGCAGGCGCTTACATCACTACTACTTCTGGTGATGCACAGCACCCAACAGCAGGTAACTTGACTGGTGAATTGCTCACAGCAAACCACTTGGACGCAACTGACTTCGGTAACTTGACTATTGCTGCTACAGCGACTGCAGGTGACTCCGTACCATTGGCTCCACGTTTGCCAGGTGCAACTGCCCTGTCAGCTACTACTGTTTCTCCATTGACTGTACTTGCACGTATGGCTCGTAAGATGGATACACAGAACGTAGACGCACGTGGACGTTGGGTTGTTCTTGACCCAGTGTTTGTAGAGATGCTCAAAGACGAAGATTCACGCATGTTGAATGGCGACTTTGGCGGCTCAGGCTTGCAAAACGGTCTGGTATTGAACAACATTCACGGCTTCCGTGTTTATGTGTCCAATGCTTTGCCTGCTAAAGGCACTGGTGCTGGTACTTCAGGTACAACTGCACAAGACGCTAACTACGGTGTTATCGTAGCTGGTCAGGACGATGCTGTTGCTTCTGCTGAGCAGATCAACAAAGTTGAGAACTACCGTGACCCAGACAGCTTTGCTGACATTGTACGTGGTATGCATCTCTATGGGCGCAAAATTCTCCGCCCCGAGGCACTTATCACAGCACGTTACAACGCTGCTTAATTACACTTAGTCTGTCGGGCTGGTCTCTTAGGAGGCTGGCCCTTCAGCTTACTTAAGGGTAGGATAACTCTATGGCTACTTACGTATCGCTAGTTAATGAATTACTAAGACGCATGAACGAAGTCACACTTGATACAGCAGGTGATGGCTTTGATACCGTGCGTAACGTTCAAGCTCTAGCTAAGGATGCAATCAATAGTAGCATTAGACTTATTCTACAGACGGGTCAAGAGTGGCCCTTCCTCAAGACTACCTACACACAAACTCTTGCTGCTGGTACACGTCAGTACAGCTTCCCTGCAGATTACTCAAGTGTAGACTGGGATACTTTCTACATTAAAAAGCTTGAGTCAGAGCAGAACGGTCCTCGCCGCTTGAAGGCTATCTCCTACGAAGACTACATTCAGAACTATAGATCGTCTGACGATAGCGGTGATACAGTAAACGGTGAGTCTGCTCCCTCTGTAGTATATCAGACTTATGGTGAGTCTTTTGGTGTTACGCCTGTGCCTAACGCTGCGTATGAGATTGAGTATGTATACTGGTCTTTCCCTTCGGACCTTACACTATACAATGACGTATCAGTTATACCAGATCGTTTTAAACACGTACTTATTGATGGTGCAATGATGTTTATGATGCGCTTCCGTAGCAACGAGCAGAGTGCTGCAATGCACCAGAATAACTTTGAGGATGGCATTAAGTCTATGCGCCGTGTCTTAATGGATGATGCTATTGAGATCCGCTCTACAGTAGTTACACGAGGTAGTACATCTTCTTTTAGTGGCGGTTACTAATGGCTGATAATCTAGCCTCATTTAAAGTCTTCTGCCAAGGCGGTCTTAACACTAACCGTGATGTGTTATCACAGGGTGAGACTTCCCCAGGCTCTGCCGTGGCTTTGATTAACTATGAACCTGCTGTTACAGGTGGCTATAGACGTATTAGTGGCTTTAGTAATGATTACGGTACAGTACCCGGTACAGGCAGTGTCTTAGGTTTGTGTGTAGCTAATGGTGTGAATGACGGTATCCTTGCTGCACGTAAGCCTTCTAGTGGTTCTAACTATTTGCATTACTGGGATGTCGGTACGGAAAACTGGGTAGCAGTTACTACATCAGGTTCCCCTACTATGACAGGTGTAACAAAGGTGCGCTTTAGTAGGTACAACTGGGGTACAGACAAGATTGTACTCACAGACGCAATAAATCCTGCTGCTACTTACGATGGTACTACTTACACGCAGATCACAGACAGCAATGCGCCCAGCGCACCTAAGGTGTCTCACGTATTTAAGAACCATTTATTCCTTGCTGGAGATACTACAGAACCTACTAACCTTTTCTTTTCTGCGCCTTACGATGAGACTAGCTTTGACCCTGCTGACGGTGCAGGTGTTATCAATGTAGGCTTTCCTATTGTAGCTATTAGGTCTTTCCGTGATGTTATGTACATCTTTGGTACGAACATTATCCGTAAGCTTGCAGGTAATAATATCTCAGACTTTGTACTTCAAGAAGTTACAGATGATCTGGGTTGTATGGCTACGGACAGTGTTATTGAGATAGCTGGTGACTTATTGTTTTTGTCTCAGGATGGGTATCGTCCTATCTCTGGCACAAACAAGATTGGCGATGTTAACTTAGAGTCCATCTCTCAAAACGTACAGTCTATTTTTACTGAGGTGGTTCTTCAAGAAGACTTAGATGTATTATCTTCTGTAGTCATTCGTGCTAAGTCTCAATTTCGTGTGTTCTTTGCTGTAGGTGAGTCTACAGGTCTAATTGCGGGTATGCGTTCAACACCTCAAGGAACTGCTTTTGAGTTTGGGCAGGTGCTAGGTGTCGAAGCTTCTTGTGCTGATAGCGGCTACATAGGTCAGTACGAGTTTGTCCTACATGGTGATAGCAACGGTAAGGTGCATCGTCAAGAAAAAGGTACTGACTTTGATGGTGCAGAAATCTTTAGTCTATATCAGACGCCATTTATTCATATGCAAGACCCAGAGCAGCGTAAGGTCATCCATACAGTCGCTACATACTTACGCTCTGAGGGTGACAATGAAGTTGCTATGTCGGTCTTGTATGACTACGAAGCTTTTGAAACATTAAGTCCTAACAACTTTACGATTAGTACAGAAGGCGCAGCAGCTTACTACAATGAAGCCCTTTACGACAGCACCGCAATCTTTGACGGCAATCCAGCACCAGTAGTAAGAACTAACGTATCGGGGTCAGGTAAGTCTGTATCTTTTAAGTACGTAACAAATGACACAAATGCGTCACACAGCATTCAAGGCTTAGTTGTGACCTTCGGAGTAGGAGATAGACTCTAATGGCAGGATACACCCGACAGTCAGTAGCTGATATTATTGCTAGTGCAATTATTAAAGCAGGGCCAGTTAATGCGGAGTATAACGCACTACGTGATGCTTTTGCTTTTAGTGGTGGTCACAAGCATGATGGAAGCTCAACAGAAGGTGCTTACGTACCTCTTATTGCTGATGTTGACGCAAAGAATAAAGTTGTAGTAGACACAACTAACAACCGCATTAGCTTCTATAGTGAAGTAGGTGGTGCTGCTGTTGAGCAAGTACGTATTAAAGACGGTGCAGTTGTACCTGTTACTGATGATGACATTGACCTTGGTGCTGTAGGCGCTGAGTTTAAGAATCTTTACGTTGACGGTGTAGGCTATATTGATACACTTACAGTACACGAGAATGCAACTGTTGCTGGTACTCTTGGTGTTACTGGTGTTCTTACTGCTACTGGTGGTGTTGTAGGTAATGTAACAGGTAACGTTACAGGTAATGTAACTGGTGATGTTACAGGTGACTTGACTGGTGATGTAACTTCTACAGGTACTTCTACCTTCGCTACTGTTGACGTTAATGGTGGGACAATAGACGGTACAACTATTGGTGCAACTACACCTGCCGCAGCCACATTTAGTTCTGCTACAGCTACTACTGTAGACATTAATGGTGGTACTATTGATGCTACAGTTATTGGCGGCACTACTCCTGCCGCTGCTGACTTCACTACAATGGACGCTACAGGTAACGCATCTGTAGGCGGTACGTTTAATGTAACAGGTACGTCTACCTTCACAGGTGCTATGTCTGCAGGTAGCCTTACCACTACAGGCAACTCTACTCACGCTACAGTAGACATTAACGGCGGTGCTATTGATGGCACTACTATCGGTGCTTCTAGTGCTGCTGCAGGTACATTCACTACAGTAACAACTACAGGACAGGCTACCCTAGCAACAGCTGACATTAATGGTGGTACTATTGATGGTTCAGTTATTGGTGGTACAACTCCACAAGCTGTAACAGGTACAACCATTACAGCTAACACAGGCTTTACTGGTGCGCTTACAGGCAATGTCACAGGCAACGTAACAGGTAATCTGACAGGCAATGTAACGGGCGATGTAACTGGTGATCTCACTGGTAACGTAACTGCCGCTACTGGTACAACTACACTGAATGACCTTATAGTTAATGGTACGGTAGACTTCACTAGCACAGCACTGCTTAACGTAAGTGATCCTACCGCTCCACAACACGCTGCTACGAAGAGCTATGTAGACACTGCAGATGCACTCAAGCTGGACAAAGCTGGCGGTACGATGTCTGGTGACATCACTATGGGTGGTAATACTGTAACAGGTTTGGGTACGCCCAGCGCCACATCTGATGCTGCAACTAAGGGTTATGTAGATACCTCTGTAGCTGCTGTGATTGATGCTGCTCCTGCCGCTTTGGATACATTAAACGAACTGGCTGCTGCGCTGGGCGATGACGCTAGTTTCTCTACTACTGTAACAAACAGTATTGCTACTAAGCTACCTCTTGCTGGTGGCACAATGACTGGCGACATCACTATGGGCGCTAATGCAGTTACATCGACTGCAGCACCTACTACAGATGATGAACTTACTCGTAAGGGTTATGTAGACACACAAGATGCACTGAAGTTAGACCTGACTGGTGGTACTATGTCGGGTGCTATTGCTATGGGTACATCTAAAGTTACTGGCTTGGGTGATCCAACAGCTAACCAAGATGCAGCTACTAAATTGTACACTGACACACAGGATGCTACTAAGCTGAACCTGTCTGGTGGCACTATGACTGGTGCTATCGACATGGGTGCTAACAAGATTACTACGACTTATACGCCTACTGATGCAGCTGATCTAACTACTAAGACATACGTGGATGGCATTCTAAGTTCAGCTACAGATGCTGCTGATAGTGCCGCTGCTGCTGCTACTTCTGCTTCAGAGGCAGCTACATCAGCTAGCAATGCTGCAACAAGTGAAGCTAATGCTGAAGCTGTATACGATAACTTTGATGATCGCTACTTGGGTGACAAAGCAAGTGCGCCAACAGTAGATAACGATGGAGATGCACTAGCAGTAGGTGCTTTGTATTTCAACACTACTGGTGGAGCTATGTATGTCTGGAACGGTAGTTCTTGGCAGGGTGTATCACCTGATCTAGTAGGAGACACAACGCCACAGCTAGGCGGTGACCTAGATAGTAACGGTAACGATATATTATTCGGTGACAACGACAAAGCCATCTTCGGCGCTGGATCTGACCTACAGATTTACCACGATGGGTCTGATAGTTATATACAAGATGCTGGCACAGGCGATTTATATATTAGAGGTTCAAATTTACAGTTACAAGATTCGGTTGGCTATGCTTACGCTGTTTTTACAGATTTAGGAACTGGTGGTAGTGTTTCGCTTCGTCATTCTGGCTCTGAAAAACTCGCCACCAGTGCCTCAGGCGTAGACATCACGGGTACTTTGACCAGCGATGGGCTGACTGTGGATGGAAGTGGCTCTATATCAACAGGTTCAAGTGGCGGTAGTGCAGCAAGCAACGCTGATGACTTTGTTGTTGAAGCGGGTGGAGATGGAGGTATCTCTATTCTTACGCCTTCCACTAATACTGGCACATTGTTTTTTGGGGACAACACTGCCTCTAACGCAGGGCAAATTAAGTATAGTCATTCAGGCGGCAGCTTTTCTTTTGTTACAGAACAAAACACACGAATGGTCATCGATAGCAGCGGCAACGTAGGCATTGGGACGAGTTCGCCTAGTGGCATACTCCAACTGCAAGCCAGCAATCCTGATATGTATATTACCTCTGCCGACACAGGACAGTCTGACATCTATTTCGGTGGTGTTACAAGCCCAACAAAAGGCCGTATCCAGTATTCAGACAACTCTGATTTAATGGCATTTTGGACAAACAGCACAGAACGTATGCGTATAACATCAGCAGGTAATGTTGGTATTGGTAATTCTACATCTGGTTTTAATGCTGGTGCAAATAATCTTGTAGTTGGAACTGGTAGTGGTTCAGAGGGTATTACCATATACGCAGATAACTCATCTAACAGTGCTATATTTTTTGCTGACCCTGATAGCGTAACAACTGGTCAAATAAACTACCAACACGCATCAAATGCTTTTACATTTCATACAAATGGTGGCTCAGAACGTATGCGCATCGATGCCAGCGGTAACTTGCTTTTGGGGGGTACTTCAACAACAGTTTGGAACGGGGCATCTGGTACAAAATTTATTATGTCAGGGTCTTCAAATACTATTGAAAGCCTTCAAAGTTCTACAACTAGCGCTGATCAAGGAGGCATCGTTGAAGCATACGCAACCTCGGTAACTTCTGGGTCTGCCGCCCTTGGGTCTATTGCGTTCCTTCGAGAAAACACATCAACAACTGCGCTAAACAGCTACACGGCGTTTTATACAAATAACGCTGGTACTGTTTTAGAACGTATGCGCATCGACAGCAGCGGTAATGTAGGCATTGGGACTTCGCCTAGTACGGAATTACACGTTGCGTCATCAAGCGGGTATGCAGAATTGCGCTTGCAGGGTGCATCTGGCAGCAGTGGGTCACTAGAGTTTTACGACAGTACAACAAAACGTGGCGACATCTATGTTGACCCATCTAGCAACATTGTATTCCGCAATATCTCCGAAACCATGCGCATCGACAGCAGCGGTAACTTGCTGGTGGGGACTACTGATAATAATGTTAGTGACAACTCTGGTGCTTCTAGTGGTGGTATCAATATTGGGACCGCAGGAGTTAAAGGTGTTATTTCTGCTGCGGCAGGTCAAACAGTAGCTTACCTAAACCGACTAGGTTCAGACGGCGACATTGCAGTGTTCCGCAAAGACGGCACCACGGTGGGGAGTATTGGGGTTGCTAACGGCATTTATCTTAAAATAGATACAAGTTACAGTGGCTTATTTTTTGACAGCACTAAAATTCTACCAACAGCAAACGGGTCTCTTTCTGATGGTGGGCAGGATTTAGGACGTGGTGCAACTCGCTTCAAAGACCTCTACCTCTCTGGCGTTGGCTATGTTGGCACTATTGAAGAGGCTAACACTACACTGTCAGGTACTACGCCTAGCATTGATGCAGACACAGCAGGTAGCTTTACCTTAACTACAAGCGGTAACACTACCTTCACTTTCGCTAGTGTAACCTCTGGACGTTCTGTTGGCTTCGTGCTAAAATTAACGGCTGGTGGTGGTCACACTATCACATGGCCTAGCTCAGTAGATTGGGCTGGCGGTACAGCCCCTGATGCCCCCGCTTCAGGTGAAACAGATGTACTGGTATTCTACACAGTAGATGGTGGTACGAACTGGTATGGTGCTTTATCTATTGACGCTGCAGCATAACTCTATTACCCTTATAAGGAAAACTAACTATGACAACTTTTACTTGGACTATCAATAACTGTGAAAATGAAGTTGCTACAGGTGGCATCACAGTAGCACATTGGCGTGTAGTAGCAGAGGATGGCGACTATACAGCATCTTCGTATGGCACTGTAGGGTTTAGCCCTAATGCTTCTGACTCAGGGTTCATTGCTTATGACAGTGTAACTGAGGCTACAGTATTAGGCTGGGTCTATGGTGTGATTGATAAAGCAGAAACTGAAGCAGCATTGCAAGCTAAGATTGACGCTGATAAAACACCTACTACAGCTTCAGGTACACCTTGGTAAAACAACTATAACATAACAACAAAGGAGAATCACAATGGTAGAGAAACAAACAAAAACCATTACGATTAACGACAAAGAATACACTGAAGATCAACTAACAGATCAACAGAAAGCTATTATTAACCACATCGCTGACTTGGATCGCAAGATGGGTTCCGCACAGTTTAACTTAGACCAGCTAACTGTAGGGCGTGATGCTTTTGTAGCAATGCTTAACCAGTCACTTGAACAAGCTGATACACCTGACGTAAAAGAGTAAGAGGGTAAACCTAGATGTCTACAAGAGTAAGACAAGCTTTTCAAAGTGCAGCAGGTGCTGCTGGTGGTGGTGGCCTTGATGTTGATGAGGTGTTCAGCACTTATTTGTATGAGGGCAATAGCTCTACACAAACGATCACCAACGGCATTGATCTTGATGGCGAAGGTGGTTTGGCTTGGCTGAAAGCCCGCAGTGGTACGGTTTCTCATAAACTTCTTGATACTGAGGTTGGCTTAACAAAAGCACGGTCAACTGACGCAACAGCTGCAGATATTACTTACAACCCAAGTTTCCCATGGATTTCTAGCTTTAATACGGATGGCTTTACGCTAGGTTATAACTCTCAAACAAACTTCAGCGGCACAACCTACACCTCTTGGACATTCCGCAAAGCCCCTAAGTTCTTTGATGTGCAAACTTGGAGCGGGGACTCAGCATCGGATAGGGCAATCTCTCATAACCTTGGCTGTGTTCCGGGTATGATTATAGTTAAAAGAACAAATGCCTCTGAAGACTGGGGTGTTTGGCATAGATCAGTACACTCAAATACATCTAAGGTTTTGTACTTAAACCAAAATTTTAATCTACAAACATCTACTCATATCTTTGGCGCAACGAATCCAACGGACTCTAACTTCTATGTAGGAAACCATCCTGTATCTAATAACAGTGGCGACACCTACGTAGCCTACCTCTTCGCCCACAACGATGGTGACGGTGATTTCGGCCCTGATGGTGATGCTGATATTATCAAGTGTGGGAGTTGGACAGCCAGTTCAACTGCCGCTGTTCCAGTAGATTTAGGGTTTGAACCACAGTGGGTTCTCATAAAAAGAGCACCTGGAACACAAGATTGGCTGTTATGGGATACCATGCGAGGGATGCCTGTTGACACAGGGCAACCATATCTTATTCCCAACTCGTCTGGCGCAGAAAGTACAGACACATATTACTTATCTCCTACACCTACAGGGTTCACTGTCAGACAAAATGCTCTAGGTAGTAATGGTGACACCTACATCTACATCGCCATTCGCCGTGGCCCTATGGCTGTGCCTGAGAGTGCGAGTGAGGTGTTTGATGTTCAAGAAGTAACGGGTAATGGGACAGCTAGGACATTTACTACAGGTACAACAGTAGACTTTGTAATGTCAAAGGCAAGTAATGTTACCTATGGTTGGCGTGGAACCGATAGGGTTCGTGGAAGCGGATTTCCATTTTTAATGGATAGCAATAGTAGTGAGAGCAATAACTACACAATAGGCCATTGGTTAGATGCAACTGATGGATTTGAAATAATATCAGGGTCTAATCCTTATAATGCATCAGGCTATGATTATACCCATTGGGCTTGGACTAGAGCGCCTAACTTTTTTGATATTGTTGCTTGGGAAGGCACAGGGGCTTACACGACGACAATCAATCATAATTTAGGTGTTACGCCTGAGATGATTTGGGTAAAGAATAGAAGTTTAAGCGAGGATTGGGCGGTCTACCACAAAGCTATTGGAACATATTATGGCCCGTCAGGAACGACAGGTGGGGTACTACAATTAGATGATAATTCTGGTGTAAGTGATACAGGTATAAACTCTACTAGCTATTGGAGAGATCAAGCACCAGATGCAGATGCATTTTATTTAGGAAACCAAAATAGAGTAAATGGATCAGGTTATAATTATGCTGCTTACTTATTTGCTTCACTAGATGGTGTTTCAAAAGTTGGGAGTTATACAGGAACAGGCTCAGATCAGACTATAGATTGTGGGTTTAGCAATGGTGCTTCTTTTGTCTTAGTTAAAAGATATGATGTTGGTTCTCAATCTTGGCACGTTTGGGATAGCGCAAGGGGGATAACCGCTGGTAACGATAGCACACATTTCCTTGATTTAAGTCAGCAAGAAAACACATCTAGCAACTACATTGATCCTCACAGTTCAGGTTTTACGTTAAAGTCAAGTTTTACAGCCACCAACGCTAGTGGTGGCAGTTACATTTTTTATGCAATCGCAGCAATATAATCAAGGTCATACAAGGAGTATCAACTAATGACTGAATATCGTGATCGCACAACTGGTGAGTTAAAATCTCAAGGCCAGTTACGCAAAGAAAACCCTAACATGTCCATGCCTAAAGTGTGGGGTGCTAATGTGTTTGACGCACTGAATGTAGACCCTGTTCTACGTGCGCCTAAGCCTACGGATGGCATTGGTGCATATCAATCAGTACGCCGCAATGGTGTAGTGCAGGATGCTCTTAACAACTGGGTTGAGGCATGGGAAGTTGCTGATATGTTCAGCGACACAACTGAGGATGGTGTAACAACCACCAAGGCTGAACATGAGGCAGCATACCAAGCACAGCTAGACAGCAATGCAGCAGAGAGTAATCGCACACAGCGTGACCGCTTGATTGGTGAAACTGACTGGTGGGCATCTTCTGACTTGACTATGACTGCTGCACAAACAGCGTATCGCCAAGCACTGCGTGACATCACAAGCCACGCTAACTGGCCCCACTTGGATGAGGCTGACTGGCCTACTAAACCATAGTATAATGCTCTGTGTCCTTGCCTTTGTTTCGTTCAATCATGCTTGGACACAGGGCGGCAACCAGTTGTTCCAATATTGTTACTACGACTGTGGCCTTAAAAAGAATGGCTTGTGGTACGACAGAGTGTACAGGGTAAGTTATAACTATGTATGCCCTATAGAGGTTAAGTTCAAATGATTGATCCTTTTACAGCTATGGCGGCTGCTACTACAGCGTACAATGGTATCAAGAAAGCTGTAGCTGTAGGCCGTGAAATCAGTGGTATGGCAGGTGCAGTATCCCAATGGTCTAAAGCTGTA